CCTTTACCAAGGGTGAAGATTCCTAATGGCAATTGATACCGCCTCAAAACGAGCGTCCGCGATGGGGGTTAATTTTGTCGCTAACCTGTTTATGATTCCTGATGGGGCAATAGACCAAGGCGACCGGCAAACGATATCTGATTTATATTCAGGTATACTCGCCATATTACCGCAGAAGTGGGTAACACAAGCCCCGGACACGACAAGCTACAACGTACAGGCACCAGACACGACCAGCTATGCGACACAGGCCAAAGATGGTACAATATGGGTGAAACAAGCAGAGGATAGTTAAATGCCAGATCATACCAAATCAGAGCGCAACAAGCGAGTAAGCCGCAAGGTCAGCAAGCTACGTGGTGAGGGCAAGCCCCGCAAACAGGCCATAGCCCAAGCAATCAGCACTGTGAGCAAGCGGGTGAGGCGCAAGAGATGACCTATCAAGAATACGTAAAGGACTGCAAAGCCAAGGGCAAGTTACCCTGTGGTGAGCAAGTATGGAGAATGACCCGTGACCGCGCCTAAGGGACTAACTGCCATATATGCCTTAGTCGACCCACGAGATTGTAAGATTAGATATATAGGCAAGAGCAATAAGCCTAAGGTGCGCTATAGATCGTACACATGCTACACCCGCACAAGAACCACGCCAATTATTAGATGGTGCAATAAACTACATGACCAGGGTGTTAAGCCTAAGATGCGTGTAATATGTTGGGTAGATGATTGGGAAGAGGCAGAAAGGAAATATATCAAACTGGCCCGAGAAACTAGAGATATGTTAAATATTGAAAATGGCGGGGAATCCAATAAGACTAGCACAAAGGGAATATCTAATGCTTTTAAAACATATCGGTCGGTTAGGGCTTCAATGTCTAGACATATTACGTGGCTACGGAAAAATGATAAGCACCTTGACGCAGAACAACACCAGAAGAAGTTCGACGACTTAACAAAAAAAGTCCAAAAGATAAGACTGAAAGGACCATTAGAGATGGAAGGCTTTTATCAAAGAGTTCATGCGAGGTTTGGAAGTAACTGATGACAAATACAAAACACCCAGGCGGTCGGCCTACTGATTACAAAGATGAGTATGCAGGGCTAGCATATAAGTACTGTTTACTTGGTGCTACGGATAAAAGGCTGTCTGAGTTCTTTGACGTAAGTGAGCAAACCATTAACGCGTGGAAGAAAAAACAACCCGAGTTTCTTGAGTCCATTAAAAAGGGTAAGTATATTGCAGACGCTGATATAGCAGAGGCGTTATACCACAGAGCCAAGGGATACAGCCATGATGAGGTGCATATCTCTAACTACCAAGGTAAGATAACCAAGACAGATACTATTAAGCACTACCCGCCAGATACAGGCGCAGCATTCATATGGCTAAAGAATAGAGCAGCCTGGCAGGATAAGAGCGAGCAAGAACATTCTGGTGACATAGCTATTACCACGGTTACCAGGACGATTATTGATCCTAAAGACTAAATCCCCCCGATAAATGCCGAATGTGTAATAATAGCTTGCGCTTTTAGCCAATGTGTAATAATATAATACAGAACACATTGGAATTACACATGATCGACAAACAATTGATACTTAAAGACTTGGCTAAAAATTATGTCTATGACCCAGACACAGGATATTTCACGCGCATAAAAAAGACAGGTTCAAGGAATTGTGTTGGTTATGTAGCGGGTAGTAAGAGGTTGCGCGATAATTATATTATGATAAGCCTATCTGGAAAGCCGTACAATGCACACAGAATTGCGTGGCTTTATATGACCGGGGAATGGCCTAAAGATCAAATTGACCATATCAACCGCATTAAGAGTGATAACAGATTTAGCAATCTCCGAGAGTGTACTGCTCAGCAAAACAGTAGAAACACAGCAACATCGAACAAAAATAAGTCGGGTTATAAATGCGTACACTGGAGGGGGCTACCTAAAAAGTGGGCGGCGGGGATTAGTGTTGGCGGCGAATATATCGAACTGGGGTTGTTTGATTGCAGACATGATGCCGCCCGAGCTTACAACGCTAAAGCTAAAGAAGTAGATAGTGAATTTTGTTATTTGAACGAGGTTCCGTCATGAGTGCCTCAAGGTATATAAAAACACAGGGCCTGCCTAGTTTGGTTTACGTGGCTGGAAAGGCGAACATAACCCGGCAACTGCTGCATAGATGGTATCACAACAACTTCGACCTGTTTGAGATTATCGTGCTGGGGTGTGTGAGCAAAGGAACGGATGATGAAATTTAACTGGCATGTAAAAACCTTCGAGGACCGTAACGAGTGGCATGGTCATTTCGCGCTTATCCCCCGAAAGGTTGGGAAGGATCAATATGCGTGGCTGTGGTTTATCCAAAGACGGAATAAGCATGTTCACTCACCTCATTGTGTAACCAGGACAAAGAACGGCAAGGCGGTTGAATGGAGTCTAGCACAAACACACATTGAAGATAAAGTTTATGAATATAGACTCGTGTGATCAAAGGAGAGAGAAATGAGTAAAACGGATAGTTTGATAAATGAATTGGTAGATGAAGCCACAGCTAGAGGATTTAGTCTAGCTTGTGATTTAATGAGGATACACGCAAAACGCCGCGAGCATGAAGACACCATATTGGATTGTTTATGTAAAGTAAGGAATGAGTACCCTGAATATGCCCGACCCGACACGTCAAAAGATGAAGAGCCAAAGCAATGAGAAAGGTCTGTATCGTAGGAATGGCAGACTTCACCGACACAATCCCCGACGGCCATGAGATATGGATCATTGCGCTATACCTCAGCCATTTCAAGCGGTATGACAGAGCATTTGAATGCCACGAGCAGATAGGTGAATCCAGCGTACTGAAGATGTTCATAGATGATCCCTGGGTGCCGTTCTATGTCCCTGAGCATTTAGCCCACATATACCCCACAGCAACGCCAATACAGACCGAGGAGATGGCAAAGAGATATTTCAGGTCGTTCGGGTCCACAATATCATACATGCTTGCACAGGCGATCTATGAGGGTGTTGATGAGATATCATTGCTTGGTGTGGGGATGTGTGACGAATACCACGGGCAAAGGCCCTCGGCAGCATACTGGCTTGGTGTGGCTAATGGGCTGGGGATTAAAACTAGCGGATTGATGATTGAAGAAACTTATGGAATGAAGGAGCTAAAACAATGATGATACCAGGTAGCCCATGTATTGCTAAAGTCATAGGTAAGGATGGCCGAAAGATTGTCAAGAATTGTGGTAAATGTGTAGGGCATAAAGAGATCAGCCGCGCCGTACTTGAACTCTTGCATAATCCCGAGGTAACAAGCATAAGGCTGGTGAAGATAACATGATTGAGGGTGTCGCTATCATTTGGTAGAGGTATATGGTAAACTGCTCCCGGCAAACCTGCCCAGCAAAAGCAATTAAGCAAAAGGACTACACATGTCACAGAAATCAATTATAGGCCGCATCCTGCAAGTAGGCGACAACAACCAGCTACAGTCCAGGGATATCGACATTACACAGCCAGCAGTTGGCGCGACAATCACAGTGAGCGCAGAAGGTGCAACAACCGCCAACACGCGGGATATTGTTGTAACACTCACCGATTCCGAAGGCGTAGCAATCGACTATGTAGAAGAGGTTGAAGTTACTGTATTCTTGAATGCTGCTCGCACGGCGTATGTTGTAACGGGTGGTTCAACAGGCATTACCCTTGGTGCCGCTGGTGATGGCGCAATATTGATTGTCGTGGCCAAGAAGGTCTTTAAATGCACCACTGAGGCAACGGGCATTCTTGACCTTGACTGGCTTGATTTGGGATCAGAAGTTGCGTTTCTTGGTGTTAAGCTACCGAATGGTAATTATGTTATGTCAAGTGCACTGACCAACGCATAGGAAGCTTTTTGAAAGCAGACACAGTAGAGATACAAACACCTAGGGTATTCCTGCCTCTCCTACAGCCAAGCCGGTACAAAGGCTCATACGGCGGTAGGGGAAGCGGGAAATCCTTTTTCTTTGCCGCGCTATTGGTTGAGTATTGCGTCCTGCACCCTGGAACCCGGGCAGTTTGCTTGCGCGAAGTCCAGAAGTCTTTGAAGGATTCCGCCAAACTGATCATTGAAGATATGATACGGCGACACTTTCCCCATGCTGGTTTCCGCATATTGGCGGATAGGATAGAAGCACCAGGCGGCGGGTTGATTATCTTTAACGGCTTGAAGGATCAAAACGCGGACAGCATTAAATCTCTTGAAGGGTTTATGATAGCCTGGGTAGAAGAAGCGCAAGCCCTATCATCGCGGTCTTTAAGCTTGTTACGTCCCACAATCCGGGCAGAAGGTTCGGAGCTTTGGTTTTCATGGAACCCCCAACACAAGAATGATCCAGTTGATAAGTTGCTACGTGGCGACATTCTCCCCCCTGACAGTATTATCGTAGAAGCTAATTATAGTGACAACCCGTTTTTTCCCAACGTGCTGGATGCTGAACGGCTATTCGACAAAGAAAACGACCCCGACCAATACCCCCATATCTGGGAAGGTAAATATGCTACCGTCAACGCGGGGGCTTATTATGCTTCACGATTAACAGAGGCGCGGAACGACGGGCGAATAGGAAGGGTTGCCGCTGATCCTCTTATGACCACTCGCGCCTTTTGGGATATTGGCGGGACAGGAGCGAAAGCTGATGCCGTGTCAATTTGGATAGCACAATTCATCGGCAAAGAAGTCAGGGTCTTGGATTATTACGAGGCTCAAGGGCAGGACTTAGCCACCCACATTAATTGGTTGAAAGAGCATGGTTATGAAAAGGTTCATTGTGTTCTTCCCCACGATGGGTCAACTAATGATAAGGTCTTTGATGTGAGCTACGAAAGCGCATTGCGTCAGGCTGGTTTTGAAGTTGTTGTGATACCCAATCAAGGCAAGGGGGCTGTAATGGCCCGTGTTGATGCTGCTAGGCGGCTGTTCCCATCTATCTGGTTTAATGAAGAAACTTGCGAAGCTGGGTTGGATGCGTTAGGATGGTATCACGAAAACATAGACGAAACTCGTCAAATTGGTTTAGGCCCTAAGCATGATTGGTCAAGTCACGGGGCTGATGCTTTTGGATTATTGGCGGTAGCACACACAGTAATGGGCAGAGTTAAGAGGCCCCGGCGCAATTATCAACAGGTTAGTATGCCATAATGTTATCAGATAAACAAATTTTAGAAGCAGTCAAAGCAGAAGCCGCCAACACAATAGGGACCTCAGACGTTGACAGCGAGTTAGGCAAACAACGTGCAGCGGCCATAGATTACTTTCATGGCAAGATGGATGATTTTCCGCCTCTCCCTGGATGGTCCAAAGTCACAATGCGGGATGTGTTTGAAACCGTTGAATCTATCCTACCTGATTTGCTTGAGATATTCGCATCATCCGAAGACATTATGGAGTTCATGCCTGAGGATGAAGACGATGTTGAGAAAGCCCAACAGGAAACCGATGTTGTAAATCATGTATTCTATCAGCAGAACGCGGGGTTCTTGGTATTGTATACGTTTATCAAAGATGCTCTGATGGTCAAGAACGGCTTTACCAAGGTTTCATGGGAAGATCGGGTAACTGATGAGGTTGAGGAATATTTCGGCATTGATGAAGAAGTCTTTGCCACATTGCAAGATGATGATGCTATTGAGATTACCGATGTTGAGACACTGACAGAGAAGACCGGAGAGTTTGCCCCTTCGATTATTGTGGGTGAGGATGGACTACCGACAGCGGGGCCAGAGAAAGAAATCATCCTGACAACTCACGACGTCACGACCAAACGCTCTAAGGATGCCTCTCAAGTTCGTGTTCAGGCTATCCCCCCTGATGAGGTGGCAATCAGCCGTAATGCTCTAAGCCTACAAACCGCAGCCCTTGTGCGCCATGTTCCAAAGCATGTTACGCGGGGTTCATTGCTTGAAATGGGTATTAGTCGGGCCTTAGTCGCGGCACTGATTACAGTTGGCAGCACACAGACAGAAGAAGATCTTGCCAGAGATACGTTATTCCAGGATGATCGAACCACGGTAACGAATAACCGGGCTATGCAGAAAGTTGACGTTGCCGACAATTACATTCGTATTGATGTGAACGAGAATGGCAAGGCTGAGTTGTGGCATGTCATGACCGGATCAGATGATACCGTCCTGCTGGATAAAACCAGAATTACCCGTGTTCCTATCTCCACCATGACCCCAATTATCGAGCCACACCAGATATTCGGCATATCCATTGCTGATTTGGTGATGGACCTGCAACGGATTAGAACTTTCTTGGTTCGGGCGGCTCTGGATAATGCGGCGGCGATGAACAACCAGCGGCCTATTATCAGTGAGAGTGGGGCTGCTGAAAGTACTGTTGATGACGTGCTGATGAATCGTCCCGGCTCTCCTATTATGGTCCGTGGTGACGTTCGACAGGCGTTTACATATGCGGAGAATAACAGCATTGCCGGTGATATGGTTTCCCTCACTCAGTATTTCGACACAGTGAGAACGGAACGGACGGGTGTGCAGCGGTTCGGGCAGTCTATGGACCCTGATGCAATACGGAAAGATATGTCTGCTACAGAGTTTTCAGGCACACGGGCGGATATGCTTAAATCTACTAAATTGATTGCTCGTATCTTTGCCGAGACAGGGTTAAAGGACTTGATGATTAATATCCATCATGCGCTTAAATCTCATTCCGGTGATAAGCCTTTGTCTCTGAGACTGAACGGCACCTTTACCGATGTTGACCCGAGGTCTTGGATTAACCGGACTGACATGCAGATTAATGTGGGTTTAGGCACTGGCACCAAGGCGGAACAGATCGGGCAGTTGGGCCAGATACTTGTACAGCAGAAAGAAGCGTTTCAGCTACAGGGCTTCCAAGACGGGGATTTGGTCAAGCTGTCACAGATCAGATATACATTAAACCGAATTACCATACTGCAAGGCTTTAAATCGACTGACGCATTCTTTAATGTGATTGACGATGAGAGTAGAACAGAGCCACCAGCCCCCGCCCCTGATCCTGCACTGGTTAAGATTGAATCAGACGCACAGATAGCCCGTGAAAAATTACAGGTTGAGCAACAGAAGAATGTAATGAATGCTCAGATTACACAGAACGACAATGAACAGGACCGGCAGGTTAAGATATTCCAGATCACGCAAGAGCTACAGTTAAAAGCCCGTGAACTTGGCCTAGAGTTTGACTTCAAAACCGCCGTTGCCCAAGCTGAATTGCAATTAAAGGACAAGCAGATAGAAATTAACGCAGTTGCAGAAGGAACAAAGATGGGCGTTGACTTCGCAGAACGTGCCAACAACATCGGGTCAGGCGTGAATATAGGAGGCGACATTGCGGGATAACGTAGATTATGCAAAGATTATAGCCCGTGGCCGGGATGCTTATCAAGACCTGACTTTAGTGGAAAAGAAGATTGCAGAGTTCAAGGCTGAATCCATTAAAGCAATACTTGAATTAAAGATCAGCGACAATGACGGTAGGCGTAATTTAGCAATAGCTTGCAAAATTGCCGATAGGGTATTAGAATACCTATTGTCTGACATCAACAACGGCAAACACGCTATGGAAACGTTAGACCAGATTAAACGGGTTGGAAAGCCCACTTTGTTAGAACGGGTTATGCCCTAAGGAGTTTAAAGTATGGCTAATGCTCAAGCCGTTCAGGACGCTGTATCCGCCGTTAAGGCTCAAGCCTCCCCTGAACAAGAAGTAGCCGAAGTGGAAGTTTCCACACCAGAAATAGAAATTGAAGATACTACCCAGGTGATAGAAACGGATGAAAGTCCCGCAATTGACGCGCCTAACTCATGGTCCAAGACTGAAAAAGAATCTTTCTCTACACTCCCCCGCGATATCCAGGTTAGTTTAGCCTTACGCGAACGTGAAAGAGATTTGAATATCCGAAAAGGTCAGGACGAAACCGCACTCCAACGCAAAGAACTTGATAAAGAGCGTGAGGGTGTTAATCAGCAGAAAGTAGAATTATCTGATCGGTTAAAGTCAGGTTCCCGTAAACCTTCAACCGATATGCTTGATCCAGAACACGAGTCATTCGATTCAGATGCTTATCATCTTGCTAATTCAAAGTATGAAAAGGGTTTGGAGGAGGCTAAAAAGTTAGATGATGACTTAAGCCTTGAAGACGCTGAGAAGCGGAAAATATGGCAAGAAAATGAGATCAAGGTATATCAAGAGGTGTTACCGGAATTTGTGGATAATGAGAAAGGGCCAGCACTTCGCCAGAAATTGGCGGAACATGCAGTCAAAGTTCAGGGTATTACGATGGAGCAAGCCGCGCAGGCTTTCCCAACAACCCCGGCAAACCAAATGATTATACTCTATGAATCTATGAAATATAGAGAGGCGGTGGCGCGAGGCAAAGCAGCCAAGCAAACGCCTAAACCTAAATCATTATCTGGTGGTAGCTCTAATCCACAACCTGCACAGAAAGCCGATCTTAAGTCTGCTATTGCTAAATTTAATAAAGACCTAAGCCCCGCGTCAGCAGGAGCCTTACTAGGTCTTAATAAAGGCTAAGACAATGGCTATCGTAGCAAATACCAACCTAACCTTTGATACAATCGGTATCCGGGAAGACCTCTCTGATACTATCTATCAAATCACCCCAGAAGACACCCCATTTACTTCCAATATCGGAAGCACTAAGGCAACTCAGACTTTCCATGAGTGGCAGACTCACGATCTGGCTGCTGCTGTTGATACCAACGCACAGCTTGAAGGTGATGATACCACTTTTGCGGCTGCTTCTCGTACTGTACGAGTGGGCAACAGAACGCAAATTTCAGATAAAGACGCGATTGTATCAGGCACCAACCAGGCTGTTATCCAGGCCGGTCGTTCTGATGAAATGGCTTTCCAGTTGGTTACGCGTGGCATTGAATTGAAGCGCGACATTGAAAAACAGATGCTATCTAATAAGGCTTCCGTTGCTGGCGTGTCTACCACTGCCCGTCAATCTGCCGGTATTCTGGCATGGTTGGAAACTAATACAGAACGTGGTCTTGGTGGTTCTGATGGTGGTTTCTCTTCTGGTATCGTTGCCGCTGCTTCCCCTGGGACGCTTCGGACCTTTACGGAAACACTGTTGAAGGCTGCCCAAGCCTCTGCCTTTACCAGCGGGGGTAAGCCTACTATGTTGTTCATGGACGGGCCATTGAAACAGGTCTTTAGTGGTTTCGCTGGGATTTCCGCAACTCGCGTTAATACCACGGTAGATTCCAAGGCCATGACCTCCATTATCGGGGCGGCTGATGTATATGTCGGTGACTTCGGTACACTGACCGCTGTTCCTCATCCGTATGGCATGACCGACCGTGATGTTATCGGGGTTGATCCCAACATGGTTGCTAAATCGGTGCTTCGCCCAATGGCCAGCATGGAACTTGCCAAAACTGGTGATGCTGAGAAACGTCTTATCAACGAGGAATATACCCTTGAAGTTAAGAATGAAGCTGCTCACTTTGTTGTGGCAGACGTTGCAGTATAATCTAACCGGGGCGGCTTAGGTCGCCCCACCAACTTAAGGAAATATTATGACTGACAAAAAGAAACCCGGCCCTAAGCCTAAAGAACAAGAACAAGAATTAGTAACTATTAAATGTATTTGTTCTAATGTCCATTTGGGCGGCGGCAAGAAATTGACAGCGACACAAAACCAGCACGGCAATTGGGTTGATGGCGATGTTGCACAGGTTAGCCATGCTAATGCTGTACTTATGGAAAATAACGGCCAGGTTAAAATTCTATGAAGCGTGTAATTTCTGACAGAAACGGTATTAAAACCACGATGGAGATTAAGGGTGATACATTCAACATCTCCAAAAGTCAGGAAATCGGCGGCCATCTGAATTTTAACAAAGCCAAAGCAACTGAGATTGGCAAGCGGATATACAGTGACGCATACAATCATGTTGCCTCCATCCCGGCTATCCTTCAGGTTAAATGGTTGCAAGAAGAGGGGTTGAATATTTATAACCCCGACCATGCCGAACGTCTTAAACGTAAGCTTAATTCAAATGAATATAGATACCTAAGAACAAGTGAATTGGTTTTATAATGGCACTTATAACAGACTTCACAACATTGATAGCAGAGGTTAAGCTTTGGCTTAATAATTCCAACACTACCGACGACACGGTTAAGGGATTTATTCAATTAGCTGAGTCTAAGTTCCGGCGTGATCTTGCCACCTTGGACAATGAGGAGCGTTCTAGGGCCACTGTACCAGCAGGGGCGTTTATTGCGTTGCCTGATGGTTTTAATGGTCTTAGGCAGGCGTATGTTATTGGAAACCCTGACAAGCCCCTGACGTTCATTACCCCGGCACAGATGACAAGTTACGGCAGTTTGACAGGCAATCCCTGGTTTATCTCCATTGTTGATGGTCAGTTTAAATTTTCCCCTGATATAGAGGGAGATGAGGTTGAGGTTATTTATTTCCGTAAATTGATCAGCCTGTCCACTGGTTCGCCCACCAATTACCTAATCCTAGATTTCCCTGATGTTTACCTGTCTGCTACTTTGGCGGTTGCACAAAAGTTTTTACGTGATGATGTGGATGCGGCGCAACATATCGCCATTGTTGACGGTTGGATTTTTGACATGAAAAGCCAAGACGCAAGGCGAAAATGGGCAGGACAGGTTAAGCAGATCGGTGTTAACCCCGTAGTAGCGAGGTTAGGATGATACCTTTCGGCGAATGGCTCCCAGATAGACCATCTTTAGAGAACCCAGGCACGACCATTGCGCTGAATGTTGTTCCTACTGCTGGTGGCTATGCGCCGTTTCAGGCTGGTGTCGTGGTTACTGATGCGCTTGACGCTAGGTGTCAGGGCGCGGCATCGTTTAAGCAGACGGACGGGACTAGCTATGTATTCGCCGGGGATGCAACCAAACTTTACTTACTGAGTAACGGGCTTTGGACTGATGCAAGTTCCAAGGTCTATAATGTTTTACCGTTCAACCAATGGAAATATGCACAGTTCGGGTCTTTGATCTTGGCTGTTAACGGTTCCGATAAGATTCAGAAGATACGGGCCGGGGCGGCAACTGGATTTGAAGAGATAGACGCCTCACCTATAAGTCAGTTTATTGCTATTGTACGGGATTTTGTGGTTGTTGGCCCTGTTACCGTTGGGAGTGATAGATTTATCCAATGGTCGGCGCGGAATGATGTTGATAGCTGGACGCCTACCCTTAATAGTTCCGGCATTCAGGCCCTTATCGAAGGTGGGCCGCTTAAAGGTATTACGGGTGGCGACTTTGGGACCATATTACAGGAAACCTCTGTTACCAGGATGAACTTTGTTGGCGGGGATTTGGTATTCTCATTTGATATTATCGAGAGTGCTAGAGGGTGCTTTGTATCGGGTTCTATTGTCCAGTTGGGGGCAATTACATATTATTGGTCAGAAGAGGGCATTGAAGCCTTTACTGGTACTGGCGGGCGTAATATCGGAGAGGGTAAGGTTAACCAGACTTTATTCAATCGGCTGGACTTTGATAATCTTGATTTAGTAACTGCCACAATTGATCCTGAAAGACGGTTGGTTATTTGGGCCTATCCGTCTGGGGGTAGCGTGGTTAATCGGCTGTTGATTTACAACGTAGGGCAAAACCAGTTTTCTGATATTGAATTGACGGTTCAGGTTCTATTATCTACCCGTGACGAGACGATTAGCATCGATGATATTGCAGGTTCTATTGATGACGTGCCTTTAACTGGCTTTCCTACAGTTACAAGTTTGGACGATCCATTGCTTTTAGGCGGGCGCAGGCGTTTAGCGGCATTTAACACCTCCAACCAGATGATGACGCTTAACGGCGATGCCCTAGCCGCTACTTTAAAAATGGGTGAGTTTATCTTTAGTAATACCGGGACGCTGGTTAGTGACGGTAAGAAGGTCTGGACGCGGGGCTTGCGTGGGGCTATAGACGGAACACACACGATTTCTGTTCTTCACCGGGAAAAACTACAGGTTGCCACAACAACAGAGGGGCCAATAACCCCTGAGAATGATGGTTCCGTCTCTCCACGGACGAATGATAGATACCAGAGCTTCCAGATGAACACCCTTAGTGCTGCTAGTTGGAATTTTGCACAAGGGATAGATTTCGAGAGGGTGACAAAAGGTGGTCGCTGAGTTAACAACAAGCAAAATCCCCCGTATTGTTTACAATACCTTCGAGGAGTTTGAGAGCGACCCGCAGAGAATGTGGGATTGGATTTATAAGGTATCTGAGGAGATACAGAAGAACGCGGCTAATTCTGTCACGAATGTAGGCGATATGAAGATTTTGGGGGCTGATGATGTTCCGACTGATTGGCTGGCAGCAGATGGCAGCACTAAGTCAACAATATCATTCCCTGCCTTGCAGAGGTTTCTATTTCCCGGCGTGATATCAGATACTTTTGTATTACCTGATTTGCAGGCGTTTATTGTAGATAACACGACAGGGACAACGTTTTCTTTAGACACGGCGGTTAAGTCGCCCTTTACAGTGGTTATAAAAACATAATGCCAGGAGTTCCTGTAGAGAACCTTGAACAATTATGGCCAATGGCCGAGCCTCTTTTAAAAAAGGCCATAGATAAAGGTGAAGGCGGTTGGGATATAATAGATGTTAAAATTGATTGCGAGATTGGCCACTATATACTTTGGATCGTTCGAAGCGGTAAGGCAGCTATTATTTTAGAGGTATCAGAGTACCATAAGGGTAAACAGTGTGATATAGTAATGATCGGCGGCGATTACATGGACGAGTGGATTGGTGAACTTGAAGAGATAGAAGGATGGGCCAAGCGCGTGGGATGTGACAGGATGATATTAACGGGGCGTCTTGGCTGGCAGAAGATATTAACAGAGTACACGGCTAAGACAGTAACAATGGTGAAAGCGTTATGATTAAAATAGGTGGCAGTAAGTCTAAATCGACACAAGAGGAAACTCTCGACCCGACTGCAAAGGGGGGGCTGGATTTCCTTATTAATCAGGCGCAGGCTTTGGGCGGTGCGCCGTTGACCCCCGACCTATCCCCAGGGACGTTAGGGGCTATCGAAACGATAGGTACAGGGCTTGGCGGTATTGATCAAACAGCCTTACAAGCCATCTTGGGTGAGATTCAGGGTGACTTCACCCCCGGTGGTAGAGAGTCCCTTGAACGGGCAACGGGATTTGCAGCGGAACGCGCCGCTACACAGGTAGGTGACGTGTTTACCTCTGGTGGTCGCACAGGAAGCCCCGCAGAGGCCAAGGCAATTGCAGAGGGCGTAGCGGGTGCGGTTGCGCCACTTGAGTTCCAGTTTGAACAAAGCGAACTAAGAAGGCAGGATCAGGATAGAGCTACACGGATTGCATCTGCATTTGGATTAGCTAACTTACAGTCTCAATCTGATCTAGCAGAGTTCCAAGGCCAGATTGCACAATTAGAGGCTAATGGTTTGATTGACGCTCAGGCAAGGGCGAAACTTGAAGAACCATTTAGACGGTTAGGCTTGATTTCAGGTATTATTACTCCTGCCGCTGGTCAGGCACCTAGTAGTTTTAAAGGCACCGGGTCACAGATTGGGTTCGGTATAAACATTGCGGCTCCAACACCGAAGCCAGGAGGTTAATTAATGCCACATGATCCATTATCATTTGATGCCTCTATCGGAAGCACATTAAACCAGCCTTTAGCTTTGGACGCACCACAGCAACAGACTATAGGTAGCCCCGCTGATGCATTGCCGGAAGAACGCGCAAGCGGCTTTAGGAACTTTGTAGAGCGTATTGGCCTGACAGGTCCGTCTCTGCTTAATTCTCTGTCATTGGCATTTGGTCAAAGTACGCAAGAGATTGCAAACCGTAGAAGGTCAACTCGTAGACGGGAACTTGAAGATCAGATATTCGAGCGCGAAGCTAAACTAACATTGGCGGGGCGGGGTGGAGAAATAGTGAAAGGTCCGCAAGGTAGAAGTTTCTTCGCAGAAACCGGAAAAGACGTTATCCCAGGACAACAACCTAAATTACATGAAGCAAGCGCAGGAGAACGAGAATTTCAATCATTATTAAAGGGTTTATCTCCTGAAGAAGCAGAAAAGGCCACAAGGGTTAAGCTAGGACTTGATCCCCGCGCCGTTGGTGCTGCTGCTAAAACTGTATTGATTGGCGGTGTACCGCACATATTTGACCCTGTTGCTAAAGAATTTATACAGGCCAAGGTAAAAGGTAAGACTGTCACTGCTGAGACAGTCGGAGAGGCGAAAGGGACTATAGCCGCAACCGAAGCCCGTAAAAAGGGCCGTGTGGTGTTGTCTAATAAGGTGATAGATAAAGGGTTTGCCGCCATAGGTAATATCAATGCAAATATTCGTAATATTGATAGAGCATTGGGTGCGTTGAGCAGGGGCGCCAAAACGGGCGCCATTGAAAGGTTTTTGCCTAATATAACCAAGGCATCAGTAGAATTGGGCCAAATTCAGAAAGAGCTTGGACTTGATATTATCGGCGCGGTTACATTTGGCGCACTTTCCAAGGGTGAGTTAGATTTAGCCCTCAGTACTGCATTACCTGTAGGACTAAACCCTGCTGATTTAACGGATTTCCTTACTCGTAAAAAATCATCGCAAGAAAAACTTAGGGATTACTATAGGGATCAAATAGAATTTCTTGATGGCGGCGGGTCGGTTGCAGAATTTACTGCTAGTCAAAAAGGTGACGCAGAGGAATCGACTGACGAATTATCCACAGACCCAGCGCAAGAGGATATTGCGGGTGAGGCTGTTGATACAGGCCGAGTTACAGCAACGGGCGGTAAGATATTTAAAAAAGCTGACGGTTCATTAGTGGTGAGAGAATAATGGTAGATAGACCTTTAACACCAGAAGAGTTGACTTCATTTCAGGGGTCAGAAAGGCCGCTGACTGAGACAGAAATGACCGCATTTCAAGCCCCTGAACAACAAGAACAAGGGGTTGTTTCTGGTGCTATTGATGCCTTCACTAAGGGGGCAGTATTTGGTATTGGTCCTTTGCTTACTGCCGGGGAATCTGCTTTAGTGGGTCGAAAACCGGGGGGTGGGTTGTTTGATATAGGCGACTTTGAAGGAACATTTGAAGAGCGATTTGATGAAGCCTTGGCAGCAGAAAGAGCGCAAAATGAGGCTTTCCGGGAGCAACAGCCAGTCACCGCAGCAACCGCAGAGATAGGTGGAAGTTTAGCAACTTTATTTGCAGCCCCTGGAGCTACATTAACTCGGTTCGGTGGCAAGACAGCAACCGGACAACTTACAGCGGCTGGCGCAGAGGGCGCAGTCATTGGTACAGGGTTTGCCATTGGTGAAGGCCGTGATATTTTGCAGAGCGCAATCGAAGGCGCGGCCCTCGGTACTGTTGGTAGGGTTTTAGCTAAAGGAATTCAAAGCGTCGCCGGTGGAGTTGCAGACTTTGCAAGGGGGGCTAATCTATTAGCAAAATCTCCTACGCTTACACAGCTAAGGGAAAAGACTACATCATTATATAACCGAGCTAGAAAGGCAGGCGTTAAATTTAAGGAATCTGCGTTTTCTGATTTCGCGGATGGCCTAACCGAAAGAATGAGGGGTGAAGGTGCGAGAAGTGGCTTGACAGATAAAACGGTTGCCGTTCTGAGAGAGATCAACGCGGTCAAAGGTACAAGGCCGGATTTTCAGACAATGGACGAATTACGCAGGATAGCGGCTATTGCGGCAGGAGCCAACGAACCAGCCGAAAGGCGTTTGGGGTCACTGATAATTGATTCTATAGATGACTTTATTGAAGAAGGCAGCGCGACATTAGGAGCGACAGCCAAAGAAGCCCGCAAGTTATGGGGGAGAGTTCGCCGAGATGAATTAGTTGCAGGTGCTATTGAGCGCGCAAAGGCTAATGTCTCAGGAATTGACCAAGGTCTGCGTGTTGAACTTCGGAAGATTATCACCAACCCAAAAAAGGCACGGGGGTTTTCTAAACCTGAAATCAACGCAATGAAACGGATCGTTAACGGTACAAATACCTCAAACGCATTGAGAGCTATTGGTAAGCTTGGATTTAGTGTGAACAGGGCTATTCCTAATGTAGTTGGTGGCGCGATTGGTGTTGGTGCCGCTGGTGCCGCTGGTGGTGTCCCTGGCATCGTATTGGGCCAAGCAGCTTCAGCAGGGGCAAGAGTGACGAGTAAGGCGCTGCAAGCTAGAAATGCGCGGGTTCTTGGCGCAATGATTAGGGCTGGGAAATCAGAAGGCCAAATAAGAGGCGTTGCAAAAGCATTAGAAAAGGCTGGGGATAACCAGAAGGTCTTCCAAACCATAGTAAGGGGTGCAGGCGTTGCCGGTCAGCAAAGATAAATTTATTTTAATATTCTGCATACTTTATTTTGCAGTAGTAATATTTGGTTAGGAATCAATAATGGCTTTAAAAGATTATTCAACAACCCCCGCGAATAACAACGCAGCCCCCCCTAATGGTGCGCCGGAAGGAATGGCGGCGGCAGCGGTCAATGACGTTCAGCGTCAAGTTATGGCAGACGTCAAGGATGGAGTTGCTTTAACTATAGATACAATCGCGCTACTCAGATTGGTTGATGTTACAAAAGTTTCAGATGGCAACAGAGCAACGGTATCTGAAAGCGCAACTAATGGTGATGCTTTAGGCGGGTCGTTTAAGTATGTCTTGGCAAGCACAGCCACAGATGACGGTTTTAACGTAGTCGCTCCCGCTTCTGGATCAGGCCGCTGGGTGCGTGATAACAACGCCGTACAGGTTGGCAATGGTGTTAAAGGCAATCCACAAACTAATGTTGCTATTCAAGTTATTCGTGATATAGCCGGGACTAGTGCCAGTTCGCAAGGCGTAATCGTAGCTGATTTTTTTGCCGAAGATTTGCTTGCTTTAAATCCTTTCGGTTCTGATGTCCAGATTGGGGATGGCACACAAAGCACCGAAGTATTAAACCATGTAAATTCATTTCAAAGCACCAATAAGATTGATTTAAACACTGCTACCCTGTCAACCCATAGAGCATTCATTGCGCAAGATGTAATGGTATCCGGCACGGTGTCTGCCCAGACCTGTTTTGGTGCTATTGATATGCTAGGGGTTAGGGATACTCCAGGGTTCGGCGTTTCTGGTTTTAACCCTGCGTCAGTTGTTAATAATCAAATAGGTATTGCAACAACCATTCGACACGGGAGTAATCCACGGTCGGCGCATTTTGCGGCAGGCTCAACAGACGCAGGAGCTACACTAACCAGCGGGGCGGCTGTAATTGACTGTGAGGGTCCTATTGTTAATAGGCAGAACACGGCCTCAACATCAAAAACAACAGGGGCTTTGATTTTTACACTTGGCGGCATTGGCTGTGCGGGTGATATTTGGCAGAATGCGGCTTTTGTGTCTAATGCAGATGCCACATACAGCATGAATAGCGTGGCGGGTACTCAGCTTGCAAAACTTAATTCGACTGCTTCATTAACGAGCCTAACAAATGTTCATAG